TCACCCTCTCCCTTTTATGATCTGCAACCCATCGGCCCGGTCTGGCGCTCCACCCGAGAACAGACCGATCCGCTCAGCCTCCTCCCACTCAACCAGCGCCCAGAGTCGCGCGGCGTCGGAAAGCTCGAGCATCTCGTTCAATTCCTTCTCACCGACCTGGTGCATCCGGCCGGCGAGCATCGCCAGCGCAACCAGCTTTGCCCGGTGGCCCTCCGGATCGGTGATCAGGTCGTCGCGCGCTTTGATCGCCGCGCGCCAGTCGGCCAGTGGGTCATCAGTCAAATCGGCACCACCACGATTGGAAATAGAACGCTCCGTCTACCTCTTCGACGCCGGTGATGTTCAGACCCGTCGTTCCGAGCCCGGTCACCTTCGCGTCCAGCAGTATCGGCAGAATTTCTGGACCAGTTCCTGTCCTCATGATGAACGCCTCCACCGTCACACGACCAAGGCTGCTGTTGCCGGTTTCATTCATGTGGACATCACCCTTTATGGGAGTGGCGTCTCTGACTTCTTTCGCAGTCAGCGCAACGCCTAGGCGACGTCGACGGGTTACAAGGAAATGCATGGCTGATGCTCGAATACTGTACGAATATACAGTTAACGAGAATTCGAGCAGGCGGGTCAATACGCTTCGATCGGCGGCACAAATCAGGACGCACGCCTGCAGCAGGTGAAAATCTGGCCAAGTAGCAGTGGCTGAGTGATTTTTCCATCCGTTCGCATATTTCTCACTTGCTCGTTTGGATCTATATTTGAGGACAGGGAGATTCAATATCAGGGAGGTAGCATGCCGCAAAATAATAGATCTCAACGTCAGCTTGCCAGTCTACGTCGCATGCGGGAATGGCACTTCAATCAAGCCGTGCGTGCCAAGCTTGACGGCAAGAAGCAGGAAGCAGATTTCCACTTCCGATACTACGATTTGCTCGGTCCAGCAGTTGAGTTTTCGCCGAGCGAAGATCGCAATTAGTTACCGCTAGGAACCTTACGAGCGCTCAAAGCCTCATAGGACTGCTCACACGTAAGTCCCGCTATTCTTGCTGCGTCATAAGACCTTGCCAGCTCTCCCGCTCTTTTGTCAGCGCGCTGGAACATGTCGGAGAGCACCATTGCGGCGCGGGTGGCTGACGCGCCTGGCTGGGGAGCTCCGGAATCGCTGGTGGTGCAGCTTGCTCCGGCAGCCAATTTTCCTGCTTGCCCGCGCACCCGCTCACCAGCAGCATCAGCACCAGAAGCATCAGCGGTCGCGGCCGTCTGTTGTTGTCTTGCATCGTTTTCCACCTCATTGATTGCCGACTGCCGGCGCTGCTCTTCTGCCCGGTTCGCCGTGGTCGCGGCTGCCAAGCCTTTTGCTTGTAGTGCCTCCTGATCAGCCCACTGAGCCTTCCAGCGCAGGTCGGCCGCGGCTTCACCTCGACCATATGCCGAAGATAGTGCCCACCAGGCCAAGCCCAACACTGCAGCAGATGCCAGCGCGCAGATCAGGAGCTTCACGCGCAGGTCGTTCATACCAGAGCCCTCTGCACGCCCTCGGCGATTACCGGCGCCGCGTACGGGACGCTGCCGTTTTCGTGCTGGATGATCCCGGTCGTGATCGCGATCAGTGTGCGGAAGTTGCGCAGATCGATCGGCTGGTTCGGAGCGACGCCTACGCCGGCGGCCACGGCCTTGATGTACGACTCGGTGTCGTTCTCCACGCCTGGCGCCCAGCGATTGATGACCTCGCGCACAGTGTCGATCCTCGGCCCGCCAATCCCCGGCATCCCGTCCTTGCCGCGATAAGCCAGAACCAGCTTCGCCAGCGCGCGGATACCGTTCTCGGCGGTATCGAACCGAGCGAACCGCTTCTCGATCGCCGGATCTGGCAGCTGCTGGCCCTGCCACTGGTTGCGTGGGTTGTAATCGATATTGCCGGGGTTGTTGTTGCGAACCCCTCGAGTAACAGGTGGCATCACTTTTCTCCAGACGTAAAAAACCCCGAACTGGTCGGGGTCGCTGTGTATTGATCGGCGCCGCCTATTCGGACGCCGGCCCAGAAGAGCCAGGCCCGCCATCGAGCAACGCCCTCGGCGCGCAGCGCGCGGTACAACACCGCATCGGCGCGCTTACGGCTGATCTGCCCGGTTGTGTAGAGCCAGTCATGCACGGTTGCGGCGTAATTGCCGTAACCGGACACCAGGGCGAACAGCACGAACAGGAAGGCGTTGTGCAGCACCTTGATGCTGGCAAAGTCGGTTCTGAACCCCGTGGGCACGGTGATGACCTGCTCTTCCTCGTCAGCCAGCACCAGGTCAGCGAGCAGAACGTGCGTCCACTTGCCGATCTGTTCGGTTTTCAGCGTGGTTGTGAAACGGTTCATGCGGGCCAGCCTCCGTTCAGCATGTCCTCGACGAAGCTCCCGTTATCCAGAGCAGTCAGCAAGACCGCCTCACGGTCGAAGCAGGCCTGCACGTGCGCGCGGATTGCCTGGGCAATGGCGATCAGCGCTTGGGCGTCCAACTGTACGAAGCCCTCGCTCGTCTTCCAGTTGCAGACGTAGCCAGGATCGATCATGGCCGAGAGCGCAGCGCCGGTGATCAACGCCTGGCTGTCGCGGCCGGTGTCGATGAACATGCCGTTGACCGTGATCCCGGCCGTTTCCGCGTCGTACCGGCTGGATGAGATGCGGGCGGGATATTGAGCTTTCGCCATCTCGTAAAGCACTTCATCGGTGATCTGCTCAACCAATGTCTCGCCTGGATGAAGGTCATCTTCAGTGAAGCCATCAGGAACCGAACGCCAGCCTGAAGTCGTAGTTGCGTAGGGCATTATCGATCCATCCCATATCCGTTAATGGCTGCCGTGTAGACTTGACCCGCGATACTCGACTGTGTGTCGATCTGCCCTGCATCATTACAAAGCATTCGTGTAGCAACCCTACTGTTCGGGTTTGCAACGATGAACCTACCCCCGCTGCCGCCAGTCGCTGCGAACTGGTAAGAGGTTCCAGCGGCTTGAAGCATGATCCCCAGAACGTTGGTACTTATCGGAACAAGCCCCCGCACGCCAAGCGCGGTGAAAGCCGTCGTCCCCGTCGTGTTGGCAATTACATATGGCGATAGGTCACAGTTCCCCAAGTACTGACAGAAACCATCCGCTCCAACCTTAAAAGGTGCAAGAGATGTTCCGATAGTTCTGACGGCGAACACGAATCGACGGCTGGTGTCACCAGTTTTTGTTCGAGCAGTTCCTGAATAAGGAACCGTCGGAGTAGTTGTCACCAGCTCAATGGCCGGCGTTCCAGCGTTGTCATAGAGATAAAGCCAATACCAGGTATCTGCCACCAAAGAGAGACCGCTCAGCGTTAATACGGATGTGACTGATACGCTCTTTCCAAGCCCAGGGATGTACGCCATACCAGTGCCTAGCGAAATACTCGTCCCAGAGTTCCAAACAGGAAGCAGGCCCTGTAAGTAAGCAGGGCCTACCCCGTTCGCGGCAGCAGCTGAGGCAGCAGCAGCTGTAGCGCTGGCCGAGGCATTATCCCGATAGCCAAGGGCCGCATCTCTGGCCGCCTCAGCGGCAGTTCTTGCGGAGGCTGCGTTACTCGCCTGCGTGCTCGCCGTGGATGCCGAGCCTTGAGCTGCATCCCGATAGCTAAGCGCCTGAGCCTCAGAGTCATCAGCCGCGCTGGCGCTCAAGGCGGCCGCATCCCTGTATGCGATCGTGGCGTCTCGCGCGGCCGCCGCGGCCGTTGCACTTTCAGCTGAGCTTTGCACGCTCTCCGCCATGCCATCCAGCGCATCGCCGACCTCAAGCGAAGCCTGACGCAATGCATCCGCAGTATCTTTGTTGTAGCCCTGAATCGGCACAATGGCGTAATTGCCCGCCGCCAGTGTTGGGCCAGCGTAAGCCGGAAGGATGGAGATGACCGTCGCGCTCGCGGCGTTGCTGATTTCGTACTGGCGACCATCAGGGCCGATAAAGGCATCACCTACGCGACTATCAGCCGCAAAGTCTGTGCCGGTACCAGTGACCGTAGTGGAATTTTGGGCGACCGAAACCGTTCCGGATCTTGTCCAGGGCATAGAGTGCTCTCTCTTAATTTACGTTTCGTTTAGCGAACAAGGCCGGTATTTGAAACTCAGCAGGGTTGCTGAAACCTTCCGTTACTGCCCATAGCGTGTTGGTCGGCCAATCCCACCAAGTTGAAATTGCCCTTCCGATATTGTCGTTGGACAGCATGGTCATTCCGAACTGGTTGACCATCTGATATTCGCCGGTGGCGAAATTGAACGGTGTCGAGTAGTAACGGCGAAGTGATGTTGTCGGGGTTGATTCGATCTTTACAAAAGACCAATTCTGCGCAGCCCGGGTGAATACGGCGGCAGGTGTTCCGGAGTCAAACAGAACATTTCCGGCCCCATCCCATAACCGCAGGCCGTATGCGGCAGATGGGATCGCTCCAAACTGGCACGCGAACCATTCCCCCTGCGCGAAGATTGGCGACTGAACATACGTCGATATGATCTGAAATCCCGTCCATGCCCCGGGTGAGCCAATGGGCATGAACGTATTCATGCTAACGGCCCAACCGTTGTTGGGGTTAGCCGGTTTGATAAAGATCAGGGGCGGCTCTTGGGTGGTTATCGTGACCCCGAACATATTGGTTGAGTTTCGATCAGAGCTACCGTTGTTGTTCAGGCTGCCCGACGCAATAACGCACATCCTGGCAAACTCTGAATCCAGCGTAACCACGCCGCTGGTGTTGGTGAACTGTAGGCCGAAACTCATTGAAACCTCACGATCATCAAACGCATGGTTCCGTTCGAAATATTGGGGATTGCAGGGTTTTCCGTGAGGTAGTTGTAAACAGTCACAGTGCCGTCATCAGCAAGTACCGCCTTGTGCTGCCGCGCTTGCGCGTTGTATGCGGCGACAGGCACCAGCACGGCAACAGCATTGCCCGTGTTACATCCTGGCGCCGAGAAGGTCTGCGATTGCTTTGTGCCTCCCGTGAAAGTCACTAGGTACGAAGCGGCAATGCGCATGGTGAATGAGTTTTCGTCAATCTGAAGGGCGCCATCCGCCCCCCATATCCTCATCCCATAACTCATGCTAGGTTCCCAAGCTTCACCCGAAGCACGTTATTTGCGTCGTAGACCGCGACGTACTGGTTGTTCACGACCAAACGCCCCTGCCCTGCGACCGCTCCGTTGATCTCCAGCGTCCCGTCCTTGTTCAGGCGCCAGCCCGTTTGTCCCTGAACGTAGTTGGTCGAGCTGATGAAGCTGCCGATCTTGGCGTTGGTGATCGTGCCGTCCTGGATGAACGCCTGGTTGATAAAGACCTGACCGCCCTGAACAGCGAACGGCACGGCAATCGCGCCACCGGCAATAGTGTTGACCACCGCAAATCGATCGGCCGACACCAGGAACTGGCTTTGCAAACCTGCCGGGCCGTTCTCGATGCCAAGCCCGATGCCAGCCGCGACGTATTGACCGTTCGCCGTGACCTGCATCTTCACCGACCAGGACGTGCTTACCTTGCCGTCGATGGTGGCAATGGCCTGGGACTGGGTCTGAATGTCGGCCGAGTTGTCGTCGACGTCGACATGCAACTGCTGGATCGCCAGCGCGGTGGCTTCTTTGTCGGTGGCCACCGTCTGAGTCAACGTAGTGAGGCTGGCCTCGTTCTCGCCCACCGTCGCGTCAAGCGTGGTCAACTGCTGGGCGAGCGCGCTGTTCTGCGTCGTGCGAACCTTGACCTCTTGGGCAAAGCTTGCGGTCGCGTTCCAGCCACGCAGGGCATCGATAGCATCGCCCTCCCCGTCGTCATCGCGGCTCGCCGCGCGCAGCACCTGTAAGGCCGAAGCCTGCGAGGTGAGCACGCCGTTGATCTCGGTGATTTCAGTTTCGTGCGTGGACACCTGTTCAGCCAGGCCGTTTGCCGTCTCCAGCAGGTCGCCGACGTCATTCCAGTACGCAGTGTTTGGTGGCGGCGTGTTTACCGGAACATCCTGCTCGGCCTGGAAGATCCGCCCATCCACGACGTTCATCTGACCTTTCAGATAGGTCTGATTCGGGTCGTAGGCTTTCAGCCCATCCAGCGCGTCGATCTGCTCTTGCAGGTCGTCGATCTTGTCGATTTTGTCCTGCAGCTCCTGCCCGAGCTCCGTCTCACCGATCTGACCAGCGATCATGTCGAGAATAGGCCCGGCTTCTGAGCTGCTCTGCCCCATCACACCGATGCCAGTCGGATACCGCGGACCAATGTTGCCGGTCCGGTCCACCAGTCTCGCCCAGAAGAAGAACGTCACGCCCGCCAGCAGGCCCTGCATGTTGTACTCGGACTGCGGGTAGGCCAGATCGCTGAGCTTCGTTGCGGATTCCAGCGCGGTGTTCGGGCTGTACCAGATCTCCGTCCGTTGTGTGTCATCCGCACCTGGTGGGAAAGTCCATTTCAGGTGAATGCCAAAGATCAGCGGAATGGCTGTGAGCGACGTCACCGCCGGCGGCAACCCTTCCTTGCCATTGAGCTGGGTCAGGATGGAGCTACGCCAGATCGACGAGATATCGTAGGCGCTCACCGCACGCACCCGGGCTAGGTACGCCCCGCGGTAAATGCCGGTGATGTCCACACTGGTCATCCCGGTGCGCTGCACCTTGATCCAGTTGCCGTTGTCCTTGCGCCACTCGACGTCGTAGGCCACAGCGCCATTTACCGCAGGCCAGGTGATCGTCATCGTGGTGACGGCCAACCCTTGAGCAATGGCAGTGGTCGATGTAAGCGTGACGCTCGGCGGCGCCGGAACCACAGTAATCGGAATGACGCTGATCGGCCGCTCTTCCAGACGCGCGCCGGTGTCGATGAAAGCGAACTTGCCGGGCTCGAATTGCAGTGCTGCGAACTCGTAATCACCTTCGGTCGTCCGCTTTCTGCTCAGGACGCGGTACAGCGGTATTGCTAGGTCATCGGCATCCAACGCCCATTGAAGCTGCGGCGCCGGCGTTTCGCTGTAAGCCGTGGTCAGCGTCACCGCGCGACCGGCAACAGACTGAACCGTACGGCCTTCAGCCTTTCCGCTCGGCAGGTTGATGATGAGACGATCCCCAGCCTTGGCTAGGGTATCTCGGTCCAGCGTCACGACGCGTCCGGCGGCGGCAGAAATACGGCCGCCAATTTCGCGACCTGCCAGCAGCGAGTCAGCGATCGGGATGATGTAGCCAGGCAGAGGGATTTCGCCCTCCATACCGGTCTTGAACGTAACGGTCCGGTCCTGGTTGTTGCTCATCACCGCCCATTTACCGCGGCGCTGCGCTTCAGACGCGCGGGTGCAGCCGATCGCGCTGATCTCGACAGGCTTGTCACCAAAGCGACGTTGCAGCTCAGGATCGGCGAAAGCAGTTACGTCGGTGTCGTAGTTGTTCGCCGGGTTGTCGTAGCTGACGATAGCCCGGGTGTACCGGGTCTTCGTCGACGCACTGCCGTACGAGAACTTGCCATCGATCACGTTCGCGCGGGTGAAAACGTAATCGATATCCTGCGCGCGCGGCATGTCGGCTTGCATCACGATCTGGCCTTCGGCCCAGTACGTCATGCCACGATAGATCGCAGAGATGTCGCGCAGCAGCGTCCAGGCTTCGGCCTTGCCTTGCAGGTTCATGTCACAGAGGAAGCGCGGCTCCTGCCCGCCTACACCGTTTGGCACCAACTGGTCGCAGTACTGGGCGATCCGGTACAGCTCCCACTTGTCGACCATAAAGGGCTTGATGCGCTTGCCCAGGCCGAATCGGTCAACGGTGCAGACCCCGAAGGTTACCCATGCCGGGTTATTGGTCCACGCCGATTTGAATGTGCCGTCCCACACACCTGAATACGTGCGCGCAACCGGGTCATAGTTGCTCGGCACCTGCCACTTACGCCCGTTGCAGTCTACCGTCACCGCCGGAATGTTGGTGAACTGCTCGGCGTCGAACTCGATGTAAAGAAGAGCGGTGTTTGGGTAGCGCAGTTTCGCGTCGATGACTTCGGTATAGCCGGCGACCAGCATCGTGTCTGCGATTTTGTTGGTGTTCTGGTTCGGCGTGATGCGGCGCACGCGGATCTGCCATCCAGTGGTGGCCGACGGCAAATCGATACGGCGCGACCGCTCATAACGGGTGGTCGTCTTGCCGTCGACCGCCTCATCGAGGACCTGCTGATAGGCGCCGCCGTCAGTCGCGATATCGATCGCGTATTCAATGCGGTAGCCGCCTACGTTGCCGTTGTCGTCCTGCTGCTGGAGTGCCGGCCATGCAAAACGCAGGCGTACGGCAGAAAGCTGGGTGTTGGTTAGCGAACGCACCCACGCGGTGTCGCTGCGAAGCTCGACGTTGACGGTTGTTTCGTTCTCGACCGATGGAATACCTGGGATGTAGGGCTGATCTACGGCGCCGGTACGCCACTCCCATTTCACGTTTGGAAAGTTGACGTTGCCGCTGGCATCGTTGATTGGCGTGTTGTCCAAGTAGATGTTCGCAGCAGTCGGCGTGCCATCGAATTCACCCTCGCCCACTGCGATCAGGATCTTGGCCAAGTTGGTAGAGCGCAGGCTATCCACAGCCTCAATCGGAGCCTTTGGACTGCTGCTTCCGCCTTTGGCTCCGGTGATATCGATTCTCTCAGCTGCGCCCATGCTTTTCTCCAGGCATAAAAAAACCGCCAATCGGCGGTCGGTCTTCTAATTCAGGAATTAGGTTTTGTCTTCGGCGTAGATCGATGCAGAAATGATCGCGCCACCCCAGCGCCTGCGGCCGATACAGATAGGGACCGGGTTGCCACTGGCAGTGGTATTGCGGGCTGAGCCGAATGCGTAGGACGGCAGGTTTTCAGGCGCGGCGCTTTGCTTGAGTCCAGAAGACTGAGGACTGAGCATTTGAATAACGCCACCAAGTACCAATGAGGCGCCGAGCGACTGCCCCCACCCCTGCATGCCTGGCACGAAGAACGACGCCACGAAGATCACGGCGCCGATGATGGTTTGAAGGATGCCAGCACGCTTGCTCCCGGACACGACCGGGACGATTCGCAGTTCGCGAGTTCCGCCGAGGTCGAATGCATCAGTGGCTTCGTTCTTCCGGTTGCGGTAAATCGCAAATCGCATGCCCAGCCGGTCGAGGCGTTTAATCTCCTCATCAAATCCGGCCAAGGTCGCCTTGAGAGCCTTGAACGCTTCCCATACTTGGCCCGAGTCAATCTGGCGGCGATGCGTGCGCCCGAACTTTTTGGCCAGCGAGCCAGACAGAAAAATTGTGGTCATCGGGCTGTATGAAGCCACAGTCATGGACATTTCCCCCTCAAAAGAAAAGCCACCCGAAGGTGGCTGGTTTGGGTCAGAGGCAGTCTTTAACCGCCTCTTCGATCGCCGTTCGCCCCACACCGGGCATCCACGCGACCCTCTGATAGAAATTAACTCGACTGCCAGCGCCAGACTTGCTGACCTCGACTAGCTCATCAGTCAGCTGCATCGCGCCAATCACAATGCGATATCCGTCTGACGTTTCAGACATCACTGCCTCAGAGCGAGCGTCCTGCCACTTCGGGTAAACACAGAGCGTGTATTCCTTCGGCGACTTCTTCGTGCTTGCACTGGTGGTGGGCTTGTTCGTCTTCAAATCACTTGGCGACACGCATCCCGCCAACAGGGCAACAGCCAGCGCCCCTATCAAAATTCGCATGATTATCCCTCAATGAGAAAGACCCGAGGGTAGCACCGGGCTGTGTGCCTATCCAGTGTGGACAAAAGGTCAGTAGCTGATGTGAGTGCAGAGATCGTAAAGTTGCGCCTCCATTAAAAGGAACGATTTATGGATCCGTTAACCGCTACTGGCACATTTGCAACATTGGTTGGCCTTATAGGGCAATACAAAGCAAACCGCGACAGCGAGGCAGGTAGAGACTTTGATGCTTTTTTGACTTGGCTGATACAGTCTGGTCAAGAGGAGCTAAAGGCATCTATTGAGGCTAACCACGCGACATCCGTCAGCATCAAAGCCATCTTGAACGTGCAACGGACTGATTTTGTCGAGCGCTTGGATCGAATCGAGAACGCACTTGCGAGCTTCACAAGCGGTATAGAGGGCTTTGAAGCGCTTGCTTCGAATACCAAACCCAGCGCCCTGTTATCAAAGCAGGCTTTAGCTTTCCTTAAGTTTTATGAGTCGAGTGGATCGGGAAAGCTTTTAGAAAGCCATATGTCTGTCGGAACGATTTTTCATTCCCTTGATGGCACAGGCGGATGGGCTCCCGATGAGCCAAGATTCATTGAGGACGACCTCGACGCCCTCCTGCAATTGGGCTTGGTCTCAGTGAGCCGAAACAGCAAAGGAAGCCGCGTTTTTCATTATACCCGGAGAGCCGCTGCCTTAATAAACGAGGGCGAAATCCAGCCATAACACGGTTAATTTATGGAAGACTAAGTAGCATGCGCATGCCTCAGAATAAGACGAGTTCTGTCATGCCAAGGCCCGCCGAAGACAATGATCTCGGACGGCTTGCCGTAGATGTGATGGAGCAGGAAAGGCCCGGCGCCGTGCACAGCAACCGACTCGCCTGGCAGCATTGCGTCAGCGCCAAGGTAGATCCCTGCATGGTTCGGGTGCTTGGTGCGCCCTACTTCCATGACGATCATGTCGCCGCGTTGCAGTGTGCCAACGCGCTGAAAGCCTGCGGCCTCGTAGGCTTGCTCATACAGACTTGGGCCGTCCGCCTGCTCCCACCAACCGTCCTCGCGCTTGAAGTATTCAAACTCCAGGCCCCATTCGCGCTTATACCAGTCGGCGCAGACCTGCCAGCAGTCCCAGGCACCATGCACGAACGGACGACCCAGCAGCGGCGTATGGCCGGTGGGCACAATTGTGCGCAGGTCACCTTCCGGCCAGCTCAAGATGTGCCAAGGCAGTTCGGTCGCTTCGCACATGGCCAAATCGCGCGGAGACGGCCTGCTGGTCGCGTCTGGGTGCGAGTGAACGATGCCGATCACGTCGCCCTGGTCTTCGGCCGCAGCGTAATCCTCCGGAGCAATCCGGAACTCTTCGTTCGGGTCGGTTGCAGTGTTCGGACACGGGATGTACTTCTGCTTGCGGCCGATGCTGATCAGCAGGCCGCAGCTCTCGCGCGGATACTCGGAGGCGGCATGGGCCCGAACCGCCTTCAAAATGTGCTTGAGCATGGTCAACTCCGGGCTATCAGCGAGACAGCCGGGAAGCCGCCGAAAGGTAATTCGTTGTTGGCACCCCAGCGCGGTTCGCAGCCGGAGGTCAGCAGCCCGTTGCACTCGTCCAGCTCAGGGTTGTCAGTCGGCTTGCCGTCCTTGTCGAAGTACGGACCTGTGTAACCGCAGTTCGGCCCGCGATATCCGCCGGTGAGGCACCAGTGGCATAGAGTGGTCATCTGTCTGCCGATGGTCTCTCCGCCGACATCGCCCGGGCTGGCCAACTCCCACGAAACGGTTTCACCGTCCTCGTTGGTCTTCTGGTCCAAATACCAGACCTCGATGGATTCCTGCGTGGGATCCGCCTCTGGGTTGCCCGCTGGAAAGTTCACGGCATCGATATAGCGCACCAACGTGTGCCGCATAGTCAGCTTGAACTCGAGCAGATCCTCGAAGGCGAGGCACAGCGCTGTGATTCGCCCATTCACGTTCCCGACTGACAATGTTGGGCGCACTGCCGTCCCGTCGCCGTTGGCCTCGATGCCGTCGATCTGCATCGGCCAGGCACCGTACTCCTCGCCCTGCCACCAAATCGACTTCGCCGGCAGTTGATCGGCATCATCGCCTGCCGCAATGATCTCGGCCTGAGTATGCGGGATTGAGTGACCATGGAATCGCAAGACGTCGGCGCCGTAATCTGAACCGTCCAACTCGAAAAGCAAAACCTCGCTGCCAGGTTCGAGAACCTGCAGGTCATTGATTAACGGCATGGTGGATCCTTACGGTAGGAATGCTTGGTCGAACGTTGCGGTAAGCTTGAACTGACCGCCGCCCAGCGGTGTAGGAACCGACTTTTCGCAGGTATAGAGCCCGACCTCTCCCAATGGAGTGGTCCATTTGAAGGCTTTCGCACCAGCATGACGGTCCAGGAATTCCATAATCTGCTGCACCGTGGACTTTGGCCCGGTGTAGGTGATCGGAAACGACTGCACCTTATTGTTCGGACCGTCGCCGACTTTTTGGGTGTAGCCATTTCCGAATTGCGATTTCCGGGTCCGCCAGTTGATATCCGGCGCATCACCGAACTGAGTCGGCCAGGTGAACGTTTCGATAGCCATGATCAGGTCCTCGTCTGCCGGAAGCTGACGCCGCCCGGTCGCCATGAATCAGCGACTGCTTTATCGGCCGCCTGCTTGATCTGGATTTGTAGGTTCTGGGCGAGTGCCGTCTGATCGAGCGTCAACCCCTCGGAGCTCCGGTCTTCTACCGAAATGCTCACTGGCGCATTGATTTGAACATTTGACCCGCCGCCACCGATTGCGCGCACACCCAAGGCACCCCCAGACGTACGGGTAAGCGGCATGATCGCCTCAGGCCCTGCCTCACCCATAACGCCAGCCCCACCACCCGACATCCCAAACGCTGTGGGCGAACTGACAATGCCGTTGGTGAAGGCGCCGCCATTGGCGAACATCTGCACGCCATCCAGCCACGCCCCGCCTTTAGCTTGCGGGAAGTAGGAGGATGAATACCCGGCCTGCGATGCGCCGAGGTTTGAGGACGTCGCGCCGGCTGAACCAGCAGCCAACCCGTTACCATTTCCGCCGCCGAAGTAGCTCAGGCCAGCGCCAAACAAAGCGCTCAGCAGCGAAGACGACGCCTGGCGTGTTGCGATCCGAGCCATATCGGCAAGGATCGACTTCGCAAAGTCCGAGAAAGAAAGCTTCCCGGTCAGCGCGAAATTGACGATGGCATCCTCCATGCTGCTGAAGGCGTTGGTGAAGAGCGTCCTCGTCTGCCCGGCGATGTCGCGCGCGCTGTCGAGGTAGTTTCCCCAAGCGGAGGTCGCTCCATTGGTCCAATCGCCTTGGGCAATCTCTACATCGGCGTAATTCTGCCGGATCTGGTCGGTTGCTTTCTTATTGGCGTCGGCCAGAGCCTGGGATTTTTTGGCGAACTCCTCATCCGACATATTCCGGGAGGGGTCGGACTTCTGGTTGGCCAGGTCGAGCGCTTGCTGAGCAAACCGGTCCTGCTGACTGTTCAGTTGCCCATCGAGTGCGTTTTGCCTGCCACCGCGGCCCACACCCAGCACTGCGCGTTGCCCGGCAAGTTCAAGCGCCTTCTGTTGCTGATCCAGCGCCTGCACGTACTGGCTGATTGAGCGCGTCTGCTTATCGATGCGGCCTTTTTCGTTGTTGGCCAGCACCTCAAGCTGGCTGTCAGCGTCTTTCTGCGCCTTGACCATGCTGGTCCGGGCGTCCGCGATCTTTTCGTCCAGCTGAATGCGTTGCTGCGCTGTGGTGGAGGACTTGTCGCGAACAGACTCAAGCGCCGAAATTTCGGCCTCATATGCTGCGGTGAGGTCGCCCTTCTCCTGCTCAACAATCGCAACGCGCTGGCTGCTGTAGGACTCGGCGGAAACCAGACCGGCCTTCTGCGCCGAATCCAGTTCCTTTTCGAGGTTCTGGTAGTAGCCGGTGATTGACTTGAGGTTGTTCTGAGCGTCGTTAAACCCGGTGAGGTTCAGCTGATTGGCCGGGCCTTTCGGATCCTTGAACTTGTCGTTGATATTGGAGAGGTTTTTGTCGACCGTCGTCTGGTTGAGCCGCGAATCATTGGGATCGGTCTTCCGGATGTCGTCCAGCCACTTCTTGTATTCCTTTACCGCGTCTGTGCGCTTCTGCTCATTGGTCCAGGAGGACTTGGTGAGCGCATCGATCTTGGCCATGGCCCCGATCGAATCCTGCTGCGCTTTCGCTTGCTCGGCATCATATTTGGCGATGTCGGCGTTGGCAGCCTTCGTATCCTTGAGGAAGGTGAGCTTGTCGGTGTAGTACTCGATCATCTCCTGTTTGTTTTGAAACAGGCCGACGTCGCCGTTTTGCGCCTGGTCGAGGTCGCGCTGGGCGTTGGCGATATCCGTATCGATATCGGAGCGCCCAAGGTTCTTCAACCCGTCTGCGGCTTTCACCACGGCCAGATAACCGCGCTCCCAGAAGCTCAGGTTTTCGAGGATCTTCGGGGTGCGTTCGTTGATCGCGTCAGCGTATTGCTCGGTCGCAAGCTTTACCGCCCCTGCATGGTCGCCTTGCTCCTCAAGAGCGGCGATCTGCGAGTACACGGACGCGGTCAGATAGTGATACTGCTCGTTCAGCGCCGCAGACGCCTTAACAGGGTCGTCGGCCAGCTTCACAAACTCGGCAATGGTCGCGCTGACAGCGGTTCCGGTCGCCTCCTGCATGCCGATGGCAGCCTGAGTGATTGCACCAAAGCTGTCGCCTGCGATTTTGCCATTCGAAGCGAGAGTCGCGAGCACTTCGGCGGCCGCGCCAGTTGTGCCGACGGTTGCGCTTACCTGGCGCGCCAGTGAACCCAGTTGGCTGGCACTGACGCCTGCGGCGTTGCCGGTTGTGATCAGCGCCTTGTTGTAGCTGTCGGCTTCCTCGCTGCCCTTGTAATAAGCGATGCCGAGGGTGGCCACGACTGCGGCAACCGCAGCGATGGGCGCAAGAATCGCAACCAAACGCAGTGCAGATGTGCCTGCGCTGGTGCCGATCTCCAGGAGATTGTGAGCAGCCACACGAAAGTTGCCTTCGGCCAGGGCATTGCCCAACTGCAGGACGTTCTCGCGCGCGCCTTTGGTGTTCAGGCTGAACTTCGATGTCTCGTCGCCCAAGCCTTTGACCTTCTGCCGCGCGGCGTCGATGGATGCCGAGAAGGTTTTGAAGTCATCCTCGCCGATGTTGCCGTCGGCGCGGTGCTTGTTCAGCAGCTCTTGTTGATCGTCAAGCTTTTGCAGCGCCGCCAACGCAGGACTGATCTTACCCAGCAGCGCCTGTAAGCCATCGGCCTGCACGCCGACGGCCGCTGCCGCATCCTTTGCGGCCTTGGCGCCCTGCTGATTTGTTCCGACTAGGGCGTCAGACTCGGCCTGCAGGCGTTTTTGTAATGCTGCCAGGCTTGCAGTTGAATCGCGGCTGGCGTCCATCGCGGTGGAAGTGCTGCTGACGCTGGTCGTCAGTCGCTGGTAATACTCGCTGTTTTGGAGCGAAGTCTTCGCGACTTCGATGAGACGCGCCTTGGCCTCGTCAGTTGCCTGCGCAGCTCGCGCCTCGGCCTCGGCCAACTTGTCAGCCGCGTCAGCTGTCTTTTTGAAACCGGCGGTGACGTCGTCAGCGGCTTTCTCGGCCTTTACGCCGGCCGCGGTGAGTTTGTCGAGATCGGTCGCGGCTTGGGCGGCATCACCCGAATCAACCGCGATGCCCAGTTCTGCGATTGTGCCCGACATGAGTGCTCCGCTATTTCGATTCGCTCATGACGAGCAACGCTTCGGCCTCCATGACCCGAAGGTCCGGAAATAGCCTGGCTGTTTGTTTTTTGGTGAAACCAAGGAAGGCAGTCACGCCGCTGATGACGCTGTAGTCCAGGCCCACGGCGCCGCCAAAGCCGGTACGCCACTGTGTGGACATCGCGTTGAACGTGACGAAGGCTGGCCACGCATCAGGGAAGACTTCGAACTCTTCATCTGGGATGTCTGCGCGGGACAAGCCGAAGGCCGCCAGAGCGGAATCCGACGGTCCCGCTTCATACATCAGGCGCGCGACCGTTCTTAGTTTCCCAAGCGGGCGACCGCGAAGGCGTTCTGGTACGCAGTGACGATCGCGTCACCGGCACCGGCAGAGGTTTCGACCAACGCGCGAATGGCATCAGGCGTGAACTTGTCTTCAAAGCCCCAGCCCACCACGAGCTCGCTCACCTGCTCCACCTGCCGCTCGATGTTCGCGTCGGTGATGTCGACTAGGGTGATGTCGTCGCCCTTTTCCTTGAACCGCTCCTGATCATCTTTCGCCGCTTGCTGCCAGCCGGCGAACAGCGTGGCCAGCTCCTTGCGGTTACGGTACTTGAACTCAAACGGCACCTTCACCGTGGTACCGCCTACGCGTGGGATTTCCACGTCCGCCTTGAACGTGGCGGACTGAGCGATTTTGAACTTGGTCGCCATGGATTAGGCCGCCTTGTAGCGAGTTGGGCGAGACGCCAGCGACAGGGTGATAACGCGGGCCATCACGTTGTTACGCGTGAGGGTCGGAGTCGGTGTGATCGACACATAGGCGTTGTAGTAGATGGTCGCGCCGTTGGGTAGCGTCAGGCGGAGCACGCGCGGCTCGCGATCGTCGTCGGCGGCTTCGACGGCCGCAACGTACGGCAGGCTGTCGTCATCCGCCACGGTTAGCGACAGAGTAATCGGGCTCTTGGTGGTTGGCAGTTGACGATCATCCGACTCCTCCAGGAAACCGAACGTAGCGAACTGCTGCTCACCACCGGAGCTGTTGTTGTCGGTAATCTGGCTGATCTGGGCCCAGTTGCTAACAGAGCGCACAGACCCGACACCGGAACCAGCGGTGTACACGGAGGTTTTGGTGGTGTCGATCCCGTCCAGCTCGAAACTATCAGTGTCAGAGCCGATCACGCGGACGACCTTGTCGTTCAGGCGGGTCCAGCCCGATTTCACGACCAGCACATCACCATCATCCAAGCCGTGCGCAGCGGAGGCAACCTCAGGCGGCTTGGCATTGGTGATGGCGGTGAAAGCCTTCGGCACGCTGTAGGCCGTGGCAATTTCAAAGATCGAGCCGTTGGGAAGAATGGCACTCATTGGGTTTTCCTCGTACAGAAATGAAGAACCCCGCACTTGGCGGGGTTCAGGGTTTGCCCAACGGGCGGGTTATGCGCGGTCGGCCCGATACTGAAACGAAGCCGATACGGTAAGCGTGGTGTCGTCGACGATGGCGGGCCCGGGCTCAACAGGCGTCAGCACCATCACTTCGAAGTCAGCCTGTTTCAGCCGCAGAAATGCCGGGAAGAGTTCATCGAGGTTATCGACCAGCCCTTCTGCATCGCCGGTGCCGTTGCCAGCCGGTGACACGATGCTGATCTGAAACACGCCGGTGTAGACCCGGTCCGTACCTTCCAGCGTCTGGGTGTCTGTGCCAGCGGGCAGCGTGAAGGTCCGAAGGTAGGTCTCGTCGTCACCGGGTTCGAATGCCACGCCCTGATAAGCGATACGCAAGCCACTCGGCGCTGCCCAAGCCGAAAGCTGCTGTTCGTAAATGCGACGGATGATCTGATGGCTCATTTGACGACCTCAGTCATCATTTGCGGCGACTGGTACGGCAATGGCTGCCGGTTTTTACAATTCGGGCATGAGTGCAAATAAAGCGGAGGATTGGTCATGTAGACCGGCGAATCGGGCTCACGCTCAAGCCTTTCACCGCACTTGCACAGGGCATACCGCCAGAATGTGCGAACTTCGACGTCTTCGTAATTCATATCTGGTTGTTCCTGATGGCCTCCAGCACGATCTGCTGAAAGCGCGCGACAGTGATGCGGACAATTCCGCCGGGCGCCTGATGAGAATGGCCGAACTCCAGCGGGATCGCGTACGGCAGCGAGTTTGTGATGTAGGCCGTGTCGCCTGCCTTGAACTCGATTGCTCCATCGACGATCCGTGCAGTGGACTTGCGCCCGCTCGGGTCGACCTCCTCCGTCGTGGTGTTGTCTGGCGATCCGATGCTGAACATCCAGTTGCCACGAAAGCGTCCGCCGACGTAGTCCTTTCCGGAAACCAGCCCATTCACATTGAAGTTCTGCACCCGCTCGGCTTTGGTCAGCGGCTTGGCGTACTTCACGCCCTTGCGCAGATTGCCGGACTTGGTGAAGTTGCTGTCGTCGAGGTTGATCAGTGTGTTGCGGACAGCCACCTTGAAGTCGTAGCCATCGGCGGCGCGGGTGTTCTTCGCTCGATGCGCCACGTTGGCGGCCCAGATCTCTGGATTGCCCACGGGCGACATGCGGATAACGCTGCTGCCGAGTTCGATCACGATCTCTCGCAGGCTCGCGTCGATTGCTTCCTTGGCCTGTTCGGCGAACTGAGCCAGGCTCAGCGCGAAGCTGCCGGACTGACCGGCGCCTGCCCTGCTCATGATCGCACCTGCAGCTCGTAGAGCAATGGCGTACCGGCTGGATTGATCTCTTTCAGAGGTGGGATGATTGACCAGGTCTTACCCTGGATCACCGCCTTGCTCAACAGCGTTGGCGGCGCGGCAAGCCCGCTCGCGGCGATCTTCAGCTTCTTGTCGCCAACCTTGATCAGGCTGTTGGTTTGGAATTCTTGGCCGGTGAAATCGAGGAGGATGCCTTGGGCTGTCCGCTCGGTTACTGTGTCCGGCCCGGTCTTGCCGGTGCTGGGGTTATATACGCCCTTGACCGTGTCGCGGAGGGTTACTGGCTGACCAAACTCGGTGATCAGGTCCAAGGCCATCACGGCCATCTCGTCATAGAAGGCCATGTTGGCTCCGTTAGGCGCTCAGGTAGGCAGGCTCAATGCACGGTTCTAGATGCGGCTTGCTCGTCCCTAATTTCATCGATTGCGTCTTTCAGCACTTCACTGAGGTAGTCTTTTGGCTCCATCCCCGCAGCTGCGGCCTGGATCTCGATCTGAAGCCATTCTTCCTCGGTGAATTTGACTCGGATTTTATCGTTATCGCTGCTCATAACCTGAACCTGATATTGGGTAACCAACTCTATCAGGCTCGCACGGCGAAGAGGCCCCGCCTCAGCAGGTAATCAGCAAACTGCGTTGCACTTGGCCGATCCGGCGCCGCGGGCAGAAGTCGGGAACTGTTGCTCGGAATCACAGCGTATTCCCGCGTCACCGCGCCTTCTACTCGGTCCAGCGTCACAGCGCCCTTCCGAAGCTCAGGCGGATCGATGTCGTCAGCGTGAATCTCGGCCGCCAACGCCATCTGGCCGTACTCGATGCGGGCTGGCAGGTAGTTGTCGGGCTTGATCTCGCAATCCAGCTCGACACCGCGCCGAGGCCAGGCCAAACCCTGATCACTCAACATCTTGCGCCCTTTCCACGTCATGCCATCCATCGCCAAGGCCGCCCGGCGCAGCAATGCTTCCTGCGCTGGCTCGTCTGCCGGGATCGTCACGCCAAACTTCCCGGCGTAGATGACCAGATCGGCAGCGCTCGCGTAGCTTTCGGCATCAGGCTTGCCGGTACCGTCCTCGGTGATAAGAGACATCTGTGTTTTCCCGATTCAGATTTGGGGATCAAGCAGGCGGAAGATCGGCGACCAGCTTCTCCAGGGAGTCTTTCGACGCATTGGATCGGTAGCTTACACCGGCGGCATCCAGCTTTGCCTTCATGGCGTCCACTTCGTCAGCATCGCTGATCTGCTTGGCGGCGGCTTCTTTCAGTTCCCGGTTCGTGGCGAGAAGACTTTCGTTTTCCCGGGTGAGCTCATCACGGTTCGTGACCAGACGATCACGTTCAGTAATCAGAGACTGGAAGTTCTGGGACATTTGCGTGAGCCCCTCGAACAACCGAATCGCCATCTCACCCTCTTCAGGCCTCTGGAGATCACCGGTAGCCAAGTCTTCGACAATCAAGCCGACGGCTTCAAGTTCGCGGCGCATGGCCTCAATAGCCGAGCCATTGTCGCTACCATCTACAACGAGAACGCGCAGCTCAGGCCGAGTGGTGACTTCAGGCACGTCGACAGCCTCATCTTCACGACTGTCAGTCATGTTGGCATCAACGATGCGAAGCCCGCGCTCTTTGGCCAGCGCCTTCACATCTTCTTGGTACTGGTGGAATGGTCCTTCCAGATACCAGATGTTTTTCTTGCTCATGATCACATCCTCGCCAAGCCGGGCACACGCCCAGGCTTGGACATCAAGGGGTTACTTAGAAGCGTCACCGATCAGGGCAACACCAGCGGTGTCCTTGATGCTGGATGCGGTTTTGTCCCAGTTGGTGCCGGTGGCCAGCGCCGCGCTGGAAGGCGACTTGCCGCCGTTCGCGGTGTCCCAGGTGTAGCCCTTCAGGCCGAGGCCGAAGGTGTAATCAACCTGAATGGTGGTCTCGATACGAGTCTGGCCGTTGCTGGTTTCGACGTTTGAGATGATGTCGCGACTGTCATGCACGAGCGCGGCGCCGGAGGCCAGGCTGAGGATGATTTCCTTGTTCGGCGTGCCGGTCTGGGAAAGCGCCGGAGCATCGGTGACCACGGAGGTCTTACCGAGGATGTCCACGACACGAACGTTGCCGGCCAGGAACAAGTTCTGGGCGTTGGCCAGGTTCTGGCCGACCAGCTTATGCCAGGTGCTGCCGGTCATGACCTGAGCAACCAGATTCTGACTGGCGTCGCCGAACTTGGCGTGCGAGCTGTTCAGGCCCGCTTGGGTGATGCCAGCAGTTGCCGATACATCGTTGACTGCGGCGGCCTGCGCAGTGATCGCGGCAACCAGCGCGGCGATGGCGGTGTTCAGTTGATCCTTGAGCAGGATTTCAGCGAACGCGCGCGACGCCACTTCAATGCCTTGAGCGGTCGGACGCTGCAGCCAGGTCATTTGGGAAGGCTCGTAGCGAACCGGGCCGAAACCACCAGCCACCTTCACGGTGGTGTTCTGCAGCTCGGTCAGGTCGACCGGAGTCACCGCAGCCTGGGCGGCGTAACGGTTCACGCGACGCTGGGCGGCAGCAAGGTTCTGGAAGAACGACTCTTGCAGGAAGTCGCCAGTGAAGCCGTCCGGGGACAGCACGATGGCGCCGTTGCTGGCAGCGTTGAAGGCAGCGAGCATTTGATCCAGGGTCTCCAGCGTCGCCGGCATGACGTAATCGTTGAAGACCTGCATTTGAGACAGGGACATGGGTTATTCCTTAATTGAGAGGGAGGTCCGGGAACTTGCTGGCGATTGCCGCAGTGCGTTCCGTTTTAGTGCCGCCGATGTTTCCTTTTGCGGCCCCGCCGCCATTCCCAGCACCGGCAGCCCCGCCGCCCGATGCCTTACTGCCAGCGATCAGCGGCGCGAACGCCGTGTCGTTGGTGAATTCTGCTTTCAGCTCATCCAGCGTTGCCGCCGAGAGCTTGCCTGCCTGATCGAGAACGACGACGGTTGGTTTACCGTCACGCAGTTCAACGCTCAAGCGGCGTTCGATGTGGGGAAGCAACGCCTTGGCGCTGCCTGGGATTGCCAATGCTGCTGCAATGTCGGTCGCGGTGCGGCCTACGGTCAGATCCCGGATCTGACTGCCAAGGCTGCCACGCTCCTGCTCGAGCAAACCGTTCAGCTCAGCTTCGCGGCGGTTGTACTTTTCCGACCAGGACTTTTCGAGCTCCTCGACGTTGCCGGACTTGCGCGCGGCTTCTTCACGCTCAAGGCGTGCTGCCTCTTCGGCATCCTTGCGAGCTTTCTCTGCGGCTTTCTTCTCGCCGAGCAGCTCCTCGACCTTGGATTTCAGGCCTGAGACGTCTTCTGGTTGTGGCAAACCTTCGATGCCCAGAACGAATTTGCCGTCTTTTTCGGTGTACAGCGCGCGCACGGATTCGTCGACGCCATCAAGGGTGTCCAGTTGGAACTTCAGCATTGGTTGTCTCCCAGAGACGAGGATGCAGGCCCTGCCTGCAGATACAAAAAAGCCCCGTGAAACACGAGGCTGTTTAAATCCAGCGGATGAAAAAAGCCCTGCAAATGGCAGGGCTTAGAAATTTACCGACTCAAATTCGGTTGAGGCTGCGTCTCGGCGCACTAGTTACAGAAGGTCGAATTACCTATCTGTGAGCAGGAATGACCGTCGGAGCCATAAACTGTGTTACCAATCTGTGTCGCAGTTGATCCATCGGAATGGTACATCGTGTTCCCAATCTGCGTACTTGCTCCGCCATTTGAATCGTATGTGTTGTTCCCGATGCGGGTCGACGTAGAACCGTTCGAGCCGTATGTAGTGTTGCCTATCTGGTTATAGGAGCTTCCATCTGATCCGTACACCGTATTACCGATGCTGTTGTAGCTGGTGTTAGGTTGGCCGTAGATGTAGCTCTGAGCGATAGCAACTGGGGCAACAACGATGAATAGAATTGACGCGCCGACAACAGACCATTTCATAACGTAGCTTCCTGATTGATATCACCAAGCTATCAGATCCAAACCGCGCAAACAATCGAAGCGCGACCGGTGAGCTCCTGTCGACGCCGCCGCAAAAGAAAACCGGAATGGATCGCCTTCTTGGGTTATCAAAGGGCTGCCCTTTTGAAAGCCAGAGGCTCAAGCCTCTTCATCTGATCGAGGGTCAGCGGTGCGAAATTGCGGTCGAGTTGCAGTTCGGAGAACCGTTCGACGCTGAGCCCCCCATCGCGGAGCAGCTTTGCTCGAACCGGGCCGATAGCCTTGTCCTGAAACGCTGCTGGCTGCTGGGTGAGCCAGTCGTAATAGCTGAGGTCTGCCCTCACCTGTTGAGGTCCGCTGTCACCGACCGAGGCTCGCGTGCCGTCTTTCGAGAGCAGCGCGCTGAACCGGGTTATCGCTACCACCGTCGAGCGGCAGTTAATGTGGATCGGAGGTCGTGGCCCCTCAATCAGCTTGAATCGTCGGCCATCCAGCGTCCTGCACTGGGCGGTCGTCTTCGAATCCAGCGTGCTGACCCACTCAACAGCCTGAACAACGTCGCTGTTTTCCTTCAGGGTCTCCATCCGCGCCTGGGTGGCTACGTGCTGGACTGCGGTGCGGACAACCGACCCGGCGTTGCGGTTGGTCGTGGCCAGGATGCCGTCGTTGTAGTTGAGCGCCTTGGTTCCGCGAATGTTCTTGATGATCTGGAAGTTTGTCTGGCCTTCGAAGAAGCCCTGCCTAATCGCGCCTGTGAGGCGTTGCCGCTCCGTTGATGTGAATCCCTCGATGAACGAGTCGAGCAGCTTGCCGCCATCAGCACCGCGCACGCTGAGCGGATTGGTGAGGATGGCTGCTCGGATTGCAGCCGATCCGGGCAACGCCGCGTCGAACGTGATGCTAGGAGGCGCCGCGCGCGTCAGGCTGGTCGCTTCGAACTGCGCCTCGTAGTTGGCGATGTCCACCAAGTCGAGATTCAGCTGATCGCTGAACCGGTTGAAGATGCCCAGCAGCAGGCTGTCGACTTCTTTCAGCAGGCGCTCAAGGCGCACCGCCGTGTAGTCGGTCAAATCAGCCTTGGTCAGCCGGTCGCGGATGCTGCGGTCGATCTCCTTCAGGAACGGGGCAAACTTCTTCACCTCACCCGACTTGAGTTGCTCCAGGAAGACAGCGTGCCGGATGGTGGCGTCAAGGATTGCTTGGTTGGCCGCCATTCGGTGGATCCTCGTTGTCCAGGTTCAGGCTGGCCGCGTCCGTTTCAAGCTCATCGCGGATCTGATCGTCATCCTTTTCAGGATTGATGATTCCGCGATCGCGCAGGTACTGCCAGAAGTCGGTCACAGGCAGTCGACCGCCCTGCACGGCATTGAAAAGGCCGGCCATAATGTTCGCGTCCAAGCTGATCTGCGTGAAGTCCTGATTCAGCTTGTACTCGGCCTTGCCAGTCGCAGCGGTGAACTCAGCCATCCATGCCAGGCACTGGGTGTAGGCCTCGCTGACGTTGCTGACCACCAGCGAAAGCACGCTGTGTTCGGCGGCGCTGTCATTGTCGGCCTGAGTGGCCGTCTTCACCGCACTCCCGCGCTCGATTAGCCGGGCGCCCAAGGCAACGAGTTGGGTTTCCTTGGCGTCCATGGCCTCTTTGATCATGGTGTTGGCCTGGGCCTGCAGAATGCCCGCCGAGCCATTGACCGGCAGCGGCAGGATGGCCCGCGAGCCGAAGTAGATGCCCTTCTCCTCCAGCAGCTTGACCCACTGCTCATCGAGGCCGGCCATGAACACCTGCGGCTGGCCCATTAGGAACGCCGCGTCTTCATAGTCCGCGCTGTTCCGGTAATGCCCGATGTTGACCTCGGCCATGTCGTACAGCGGCGAGTCGTCGATGCTGGTGTCGTTGTTCTCGCTGCCGAGAAACTGGAACGGGATTACCTTCCACTGCTGGCCAGAGCCATTTAGCGGGGCGAATGGCGGCGTGACCATTTCGGTGACAGCCGTACCTTCCTGCCAGACCTCCTGCGTGTAGATCCCGGACTCGTCCAGGCGCAGGACGCGGTACTGAACCACCTGCTCGCTGCCGAATCCGTCATCCGTATCGACGTCGACAGTCTCACGCAGCACCACAAGGCTCAGCAGATGCTGGCCGCCAACCTGCCGGGTCTTCCAGTTGCGGATGGACTCAGCCGGGTAGCTGCTGACGTTCGCCCGGGCGCGGCCCGAGATCTCATCGGCCTTGCTGACACTGCCAGCCTCAACCGCAGCGTAGTCCACCAGCAGGCCATGGCGCCCGACCTCGAGCAGATGCCCGATCACCGATTGAGACTGCTGGTAGATGCTGACGCCCTGCCCGTCGATGTCCTTGGACACGTATTCCAGCGCACCAGGTGCGGTGAACGTCGGCCAAGTGCGGAACACCGCCCCGACCAGACTGTGTTTCGTGCGGCCGGTGGCGTTGTAGAACACGGCGCGAGCTTTGTAGCCCTTGTACCGCTCCTCGTTTTCCTTGCTCTTGTCATGAGCGTTCGGACGCGGGAGGTAGAGATCGCCGCCGGCCTTAATTGTTTCCGAGCCTTTGCAGACGTCACGCACCAGACGCCAGCGGTTCTTCGCCGCGTCGTACTCGGGGCGGGTGAATGTGACGTCATTGGCCATCAGCGAGCAAACCCCATATTCAAGGTGGTGACCGGTTTAATGATCGGGAATTCTTTGTGGATGAAGTAACCGCCGCCGTCGTTCGCGTGGTCGTTGCCCTGGGTCTTGTCGGGCTCGCCGTTGGGCGCCCAGATCTGCTGCTCAAGGCCATCGGCATACGTTGGGCAGGTAAACGGGTTGACCAAGTAGCGGCGCTCACCCTGCGCGTTGCAGAACATCGCGTTCATGGCGTTGATGCGGTCCTTCACCGGTGGGTTTGCCGCCGGAGCAATCACCGTGAAGCCGGACTGCTTGAGCATGGCAATGTCGGTGAGGCTGGCGTTTACTGATTTGCGCGAGTCGCCAGAGGCGTCCGGGTAGATCCTGATTTCGCAGGTCTTCTCGAAGTCGTTGCCGTTGTGCCGCCAGTACCGCTCCTTGATGCGTCGGATCATGTCTGGCGTATCGTAGCCATCCATCAGCTCATCAACCGCGCGGGGCATTCCCTGGTCTCGCTTCACATGCGTGACCGCCGCCATCTTGCCGACGTTGAAGTCCATGCCGATGAACAGCGGCTCACCTGCCTGTACGGTGTCAAAGCACTGATTCAGCTTTCGGTCGTAGGCGTGGTAGATCGATCCAGACGTCAGGTTGACGAACTGGCCGTTCAAGTAGGCCCTGATCAACTGCTCGGGGTACGACTCCATTAGTGACGGGATGTAGTCGTCGGGCAGGTTCAGTTCGTTGTCGAACGTGCTGGCCTGCACCAGGCCATACATGGCGTTGAGCGCGGGCTTGTCGCGCAACTGCTTCACGAACTGCTGGAAGACGAACTTGAATCCTTCCGGCGTGGTCGTGACATCCACACCGTTTTTCAGCCCGGCGACGTTGTAGCGCATCCGGGCAATGATCTTGCGCCAGGCCTGCTGAGCCTTGATGGCGGTCAGCACGTCCAGCTCATCGACCAGGGCGTGACCGATCTTGAAACCGACGATGGTTTGCGGCTTCTCCATCGATCGGCAAATCACAGTGCCGCGGTACTGCCGGCCGCTGTAGACGTGAACCTCGTGGTTCGCCTGGTTGATCTTGGTCTTCAGCCCCCAGTCAAAGGCAACCTCATCCATCGTCGGATAGAAGATGTCCCGGATCTGCGGGTAAGTCGGTGCGAAGTAGCCAGCGTTGACGCCTGGCCACTCCATGAAGTGCTTGCTGAGCGCCGAGCACCCTACCCACGTCTTGCCCGAACCGAATCCGGCCACGAAGGCGCGGAACTTGTGCTGCATCTGAAGGAAGCTGGCCTGCGGAACGTTAAGGCTCGGCATTCGGCTTCCTCGCATCCACTACGTCGACCTGGATTCGAGTGGGCACTGCTGGTTCGTCGTCAGGCTCATCGCGGCGGTGGCGGTTGACGTACATGTCGCCGGTTTCTTTGGCCGCCTGCTCGAGTATCTGCATGGCGAGGACGATGTTCTTCGTGGTTTCCGCACGCTCGACGAACCGGTTCATGGCTCGGAGCCGGAAAGCACGGTTGGCGATCGGGATGTCTGCGGTCTCTTCACGAAACCGCTTTCGAGTGTCCTCGAAGAGCGTCACCCACCGCTTTGCCAGATTCACTCCGGCGCGCTTGGTTGGATCGTGCTGCTCAACCTGCTGACGGGTCACGTCAACGTTGAATTCCTGCTTAACCGACTGTGAGACTTGGGTAGGCGTGTCGAAGCATGCCAAAGCCTGAACGATGAAGGCTTTCACATCGTTTTTCAGGGCTGCCATAGATTGGATTCCGTCTCATGCCTGTCTCACATCAGGCCGACTTGAGCAGACAGGTTCCGCAGGCCCTCGAAATATTCAGTTTCCCCACCTCGGCGGGTTTGTTTGCAGCGTCGACCATGGCCTGAACCTCATTGCTCGCACCATAGCGGCGGACCACACCGACGAACTCTTCGACATCGTGGCCTTGAAGCTTCAGCTTGGGCGCCCCGTCCTGGGTGAAAGCAGGCTGGCCGTATTTGTCAGTGGCCTGGGCCAGGTGATACAGCTCGTGTTCGATCAGCGCGCAGAACTCGGTGTCGCTGCAGGTCGAGCAGTAGTCGGCAGCAAGCGTGATGATGAAGGTCGGCACACCGCCGAACCAATCGAACATCTGCTGCTCCATCCGGGCCTTCTGCCAACCCCCTGCGCGGAAGGCCACTTGCTCAGCCTGTCCCAACACACGGCGACCCTGTTTCTCGAAGCTAGACGATGCCCACATCACCGCGATGTCAGCGTCGATCAGGTGCGCGTGGTCTTCGTTATGGATGCTCCCGGTATCCGCGAGGATCGTTTCGGTGATCCACTCCCATACCTCAGGGGCCGGAGTAAGCCGGATACCAAGCATGTACAGGTCGGAGACTTCGAGCATCAACGCTGGGGGTGTAGGCCGGTTCATTGCACCCCCGTGGCTTTGATGTTGGATTCAGACGGGGGATGCCGTAACGCCAATGGCGACTAGTTCAAAGTCACCATTTTTGAGCAGGTTCACGCCGCGCCCGTTTGGTTGCTGATATCTCTTGAGCGATGGAATTCGGTCGCCGCCCGAAATCAAATACTCTTGGATTTCCTGAATTTCGAACTCACGCCCATCACTGCTTCTTGCTTGGTGGGTAGCGATAAGCACATCTTGACGTCTAGTCATGGGATAAACCTCTGGTGGGGAAAGGCCACTATAGAGGTTTTTTGCAGCTCTGTTTTCAGCGCCACGAAACGGACGCATCTGAATTCGTGACGCGGATCAGCTGTATGCCTTCCAGCCTGCTTGGAACTTATTCGGCTGAATTGTCAGCCTGAGGTATCCCAGCACTGGCAGGTTCAGGATGGCCGAGCCGTTCCATCCTGGTTCAGACTTGTAAGTTCGAGTCGATCCAAAACCGCACGGGATCAGCTTATTCGTCTCTTGCCAGTGAAGAGCCCAGCGCCATGTGATCGAGTTACGCCAGTGGAGAGAAGCCACCATCACTCCAGAGCGAGAACCGCCAGCTCCACGCATGCGATTGAAAAGATTCAGCGGTCCAATTTTCATGGCGAAGCCTCGGCCTGGCAGGAGGATGATGGTGCGGTGCGAATTACTCGTTAGCTGGAGGTTCGCGCAGCTTCGATTGTGGGATCACCCTGGCAATCGCTACTGCAACGCTCAGGGCCATATTCACGCTGGCGAACAACAACGGGTTCACCGCACCCTGGAATAATGCCCATGCGCCGGCAGCAGCATTAACCGCAGCAATCAGCGCGGCGAGTTGAACGCTGGTCATTCGCCAGGCTTTCCGCCATTCAGGGATGAGGGCCATGTTCTGCGTCCGAGGGAATGAGTTTTTCGAGGCTTTCGGCGTAGCGCTTCCAATCCTCACGGCTCTTCGTCACGCGGCGCAGTGCGGCCTTTGGTGGTTCAGTCTCAGGACATACCGAAGGGGCAGACGTGAACCGGAAAACCGTTGTCTTGTGCTCGGCTGGTTTCCGGGTTCCTGCGTCTTGCTGTGCGCACCCGGCAAGCAACAGCACTACAACCAGTGCGCACCTCACTTTGGCCGTCCGAACGACTTCACCATCTCGGTGAGCGAGTCCAGGCGAAAGTCTTGACGCTGGTCGGAGCTGCGCAGGGTGTCGATGAATTTGTCACCTGCATCGCGCGAGCGCTCGAGGGAATCAACTCGTTGAGTTAACAGCGCTTGGCTCGTCTGGTAAGCGTTCAGCGAGGCCTGAAGCGTGGACAACGAGCCCACGACATACACGAACGCACCGATCGCAGCAGCAGACAAAACGGTCTGCAGGACGGGCACGACGATTTTGAACACCGTGCTGTCTGCGATGCGGGATACGTCTGTCATGGGCTTTCCGGAATAAAAACGCCCGAAGTTTCCGGGCAAAGGAGCGCTGGAGGAGCAGCACGATGGATTCAGGGACGAATGAGGCCCTCGCTGAACTTGGCGATCAGAGGTTCCGAGGGATTGGGGAAACAGATACATCCGGGAAAGCATCCACTTGGGTAGCGGCTTTCCTCGGCGGTACAAAAAGCCCGGCATGGGGTCCGGGCTTTTTCACATCAGGCGTATTCAGCAGATCGGCAGCGCGAAGCTTTCAGGCTTTGGCTTGGCCGAGGTCATTTCGAAGTGATTGCTGGATGCGCGCAGATTGGACTTCAGGGCTTCGTCGGCGGATTGACTACCCGTTCGCCAGGCGACCAGGGTCATTTCCAGGCGCTTGAGTGCCACACCTTGCGGCTCGCCCATGGACCGGACGGCGTGCTGGGCGTAGGAGATCGGATCGGCCAGTGCCGACACCGAGAAACAGGACAGGCATGCGACGAGCGCAAAACCCAGGTACATGGTGAGTCGCTTGATCATTCGGCATTCCTCGAAGGTTTAGTTTTCTTCAGGCACAAAAAAACCCGCTGGTGGGCGGGTTTCTCGGTCTACTTCGCCAGAGGCGAAATTGTGACAGTGACGAAATAGTGCCAGATCGCTCCTCAAATCGTCAAGCGGCAATTTCACGGTCATTTTCTGACCCTTCACGCATCATCGCGACCACTGCCGAAACCGGCTTGAGCGCCTGCTTGTCGAGCTTGTCGATATGCGTGCAGAGGGCATTCCAAATCTCTTCCCAGTCTCGCGCCCAGTTCTGCGGATTCATCTTCTCGCCAGTCCGGTCCTCGACGAACATGCATACCCCGCCTGGCCCCATGCCTGTTCCACCACCCACGATCATCTTGTGCGACTGGAGAGCCGCCATAGCCATCCAGTAGGCGCGCTGCTTCTTGCGATCTGTGAGCGATTCCATGCCACTTCCCAGCCAGACGAGGCCGTGCGCAATGCTGAGGTCGTTTCCGGTCGCCACCGGGGAGTACATGAAATTGCCGAAGTGACGCAGCGACTTGGGCAGCGTATCAATGGCGCGCAGCACCAGCCCGGCAATGAGCATGTGAGCGCAGCGCGACTCGGATAAGCGACGGCCAGAGCGCGTTTCCATCACGCCCTCCTTCCGAACCTCGTAAACCCTCGCCACTTCCTGACCATCATGGTTTTCCAGCATGACCATGATCTTGGTGTCCCCGGCGCCGCTCTTCTTGCCAATCAGGGCCTGTTCAGCAGCCACTGCCAAAGCCGAAGGACGGTGTTCGTGCAGTGCATCGTGCCAAGCCTGACGCGCTCCGATAATTTTCATGCTACTTCTCCCCGTTTCAGCTCTCTAGTCAGTGCCCTGTAGTGCGCGGTCAGCGCCTTCAGGTCATCGATCGTGTATTTCTTCGGCTCATGCAGGCCTTCCAGCCACTCAACCGCCGCCAGTCCAATCTTCTCGATCAGGCGTGGCCGGTACCCAAGAAGGTTTCCGGACTTGCCCATGTTGCAGTTCCGGTTGCACTGTAGATGCACGTTCAGCGGCTCAAAGCGGAGTTCCGGCGCTGCTGCGGTCGTCCGATAATGGCCGGCGCAGTACTGGACATCAGCCGTGGTGCCGCAACTGATGCAGGGCTGTCCGGCATCACGCTCACGAATCCAAGAGTTGAAAGCGCGCTGCGTGTCAGCGATGTGATCCGCCCTGCTCTTCAGCTTCTCCTTGCGTGCCCTGACTTCCTTCCGTTCGATCTGAGCCAGCGCCTTTCGGACCTTGTCCTGATTCGCCGGAGCTATGGCCAGGCCGCACTGGTAGCCGCAAACCTTCTGCCCCAAACGAGCAGGAACGAACTCGACCTTGCACACCGGATTGATGCAGGTTTTCTTCTTGCGCGCCGGCGGCGACTTCTTAACTGCCTGTCCGATCACAGCCCACCCCCAAATTGATGCGCGCATGGGTTTGAGTGGTAGCTGTGCTCGAGCATGGTGGCGATGGCCCGTAAGAGGCCCTTGGCGAACTCAGTCATAGCGGCCCTCCCACAGATCCTTCTGCGACCACCGCACCTGGTGCTCGGCGCCAAACGCAGACACCCATTCGATCAACTCAGCGCACTTACTCACGCTGAGCTTGCTGGTGCGCTCGTACAGCACGTCGATGCCCTTTCCGTCGATGGCCGGGATCATCTGGATTGTCTCGCCGCTCTCGCGCAGCCATGCAGCGGTGCAGAGACGCTTCCATACCGTCACGTCCCATTTGCGGCCGGCGTGCTCCACCTGGCGGGAGATGTCGGCCAACATGGCGTGAAGCTTCTTGTTCTGCTCGCCGTTGCGGTCCGGCTCCTTGATCACGATCAGCTTCGGCTTGGTGAAGTCAGTGGCGTGGAGGATGCCCATGAGGCGGCTGGTGTCGTCGCGGCTGCGCATGAGGACTTCAGCCATGGAGAGTGTCCTCCTGCTCAAAGTCGGCAAGGTGGGCAAGGAACTCTTCTTGTTCCTGGGCTTGCTTTTTCAACAGCGCAGTGCGGCTGGCTTGCCATGCCCACCACGCAAAATGGAGAGTGCTTGTGCTGTAGGTATCGCCCCTGCGGCTTAGGTAGATTGCCAGTAGTGGCTCGCCGGCCTTTTCGGATATTGCAGCTTCGAACTCTGCCTGCATTTTCTCGATGTTCATCGAAACACCTCCTGCAGATTCACGGACTGAGCAGGCCGCTCCACCTTGTGGTTGAAGCCGTATCCGGCTACCAGCGTGATGATGGCTATTGCGATAACGATTCGGTTGGTCATCAGAACCCCTCCTTTCCGCGCTGCGATTCCCAATCGAACGGGACAACCACCCCACCGCCCTCGCGCAGCCGATCAACGCAACGCTCGCCCATCGCCAGAGGCAGCTGGTCGCCGCTCAGGTTGGAAATCACCACAGTCGGTCGCATCTGCTCGTACCGGCCGTTGATGATTGCGAACAGGGTGGTCAGCTCGAAGTCGCTCGGCTGTTCCTTGCTCACACCGACCTCATCGAGGACCAGCAGCGAAGGTTCGATCAGGCTGGACAGGATGTCGGCCTCGGACTGCTCGTTGTTGCGGTCGTAGGTCGCGCGGATCGACTGCAGGATTGAGCCAACAGTTCGGTACACCGCTGTGGCCGCGGTGGCGCGCATCAGGTCGTTGGCCATGGCCGCGCCAAGATGTGTCTTTCCGGTACCGGGCTGGCCCAGCAGCATCAGGCAGCGGCCGGTGCGCTCGATCTCGGCGAACGCGGCGACGTATCGACGGCAGAACGCCAAGGCTTTGCGCTGGCCTTCGTGCTCGACCTGGTAATTGTCCAGGGTGCGATCAGCGAAGCGTTTCGGAATCAGCGCCGCGCCGAGCTTCTTCGCCATGGCTTCACGCTTGATCCGGATCTCTTCGGCGCGCTGCTTGGCTTCGCGTTCGGTGCGCTCCTTGCGTTCGCACTCAGGGCAGCGACCCACGATCTCACGACCCAACAGCACGGTGACGCGCTGTTCGAACGGGCCGTGATCGTCGCAGTGGGCTGGCTGGATACGCTGGCCGGCGGCCTGTTTCACCTCGGACATGGCAATCACCTTTTCAGAGCGCATAACTGCCGTCCTCCCGCTGGGTCAGGCCTGCGGTGTAGTCGCGACCGGCGAAGCCGTGGTGACGAGATTGCGTTTCGCGCTTCACGAACGGGCGAACATTGCTTGCCTTGGCCTGGTCGGACTTCACCCAGCCAACGAGCTTCGAAACCCACTTGGCTTGCGTCTGCATGCCGCCATTGGATTCGTGGTGCGCAGTGAACGCAGCCATGGTTTCGTGGGTGAATAGGTCGGGCGATAAGCCGTAGTGGGCGCAGTAGGTCTTCAGCAGCTTGGCGTCAGGTTTCCAGTCCAGCGTCATCTCCACTGGGGCCTTTGGGTCGGCAGGTTGCTCCGGCTTTTCGGGTTCGTCGTCTTTGCCGTCGAGGCCTTCGTAAGTTTCCGCAACCAAATCTCCGGAAACCGGATCCGCCTCGGACGCGTTGAGAGAGTGGTGGTGATCTTCTTCAGGAATCAGTGAATCAGGATTCGGAGAATCAGGAATCAGGGCGTTACTGGAATCACTCTTAACAGGCTCTAACGGTGGGTTAACGTTAAAATCCTGTGCTTTAACGTGTTCCTTACGCTGCTTTCCCGGTACAACAACGTTCTTTTTGCGTTCATTAACAGTGAGATAACCGTCTTTGTCAGGTAGCGCGCTGTCTCTTTCAGAGCCGTGAGGGTTCTGGTGTTTCTGGAAATTGGTGATCTCAATGACCGAGAATCCCTCCGCCTGATAGCGCGTGATGAAGCCAGTAGCAGAGAGCCGCTCAAGCCCTTCGTCTACGTCATAGGCATCGATTGGAAAGAGCTCCATACGGATACGCTTCGGGCGATCCTCAAGCCGACCCTCTCGGTCAGCCAAGCACCACATGCCGATGAACAATAGGCGGTCGAATGCTGGAAGCTCGGCGAGGAGCTCATTGCTGAACAGGCCAGGTTTGATGTTTCGTGCGCGGGCCATTAGAAGTCCACCTCGATAACGTTTGACGGGGGCGAGCTAGGCAGAAGACCGGCCGCTTGGAGCTCATTGAGCTGGCCCCAGATATCACTCTTGATGCATTCGCTTAGGATGTCGGCGTTGCACTGAAGCCAGTGAAATGCCAAGCCGGGGAGACATTTGAAGAACTCGCGCCCAGGATTGATTCGATGCGCATCAAGCCCCGCGTGAATAGCGCGCTCAATCCGATCAGGCGATGCGACCTCGACGTAGAATTCAATTTCGAATTCGAGAGGAGCTGATGTTGACGACGACAGCTCCCAGCACCGTTTAGATGGCGCCCTGTCTGTCTTCCCGATCTTGCAAAGCCCCGGCATCGCGGGGTTAGACAAGCAGTAGATAAAGCCAATGTTCATTGGTATGATTCCTCGTACATCTTGCTTCAACGAATTAACCGCCATGCCCGGCGGTTTTTTTGTGTCTGAAATTCAGGAAACGACTTTCAGTCGTCCGGAGCTCATCAACTGCTCGGCTTTACGCCCCAATTCACCCGCCCGCGCTTCCACCTGCCTGCATTGCTTGGCGAAAGCCGGGAGGTGAGGAAGGTCTTGCTCGCACATCACTTGGTCGTCGAAGACTTCACTGCCGGTGTCGATCACATCGCCCAGTGCGCGGATCAGCGCGCCAAAGCTCTTGTTTGCACACAGGTCGCTGTCCAGGTGGCGAGCGCCGATCAGGCCGTGACGGCTTGCCAGTTCGTTGATGCAGTGGTCGCGGTATTCAGGGATCAGTGCGTCAACCCACGACTCTTCCAGCCACGACGGCAGATCGTTCTCGGCGGAAAGCCAACGCTGGACACGCTTCAGCCATCGGCCGGTCGCTTTCACGAACTCGGTCACGTCATTGGCTTGGGTCAGCGCATCGAAATCAGGAACGTCCTTGGCAATCGCCTTCTCGGCGCAGGACAAATGCAGTTCACGGCTCAGCGATTGGGCAAAGTCATCCTGGCTCATGCTGGTACGGGCGATCTGGTTCTGGGCGTGCGCGATCAGTACCTGGTCGCGGGTTTGAACTGCTTGTCTTGGACTGGACGTTTCCAT